ACACGGGATAGTCCAGGAGGACGATAAACACCCCCCCCAAGAAACAGAGACAAGTCAATACAGCAACGATGTACCAGCTTTACACTATTGTCAGTGAGTGCGAAAATGCTATCTTGTCCCAGGACTACGATCTCCAAGTCTCCCAGGAGTTTATGATGGGGTTGCAATTTCTTGACCGTTGCCTGTATAGGCTCATATCGGCCAAATGCGGCAGCCTAGCTGATCCTGAGATTGCTAAGGCTGTTCTTGAACAAACCTGCGAAATCATTGAGAACTTGCAGTTTTTGTTTGTCGGTTTGTTTCGTGCTCGCGATTGGCAGGATGTTTTCTTCACTGTCGCTTCCGTAGCTCGTTTCTTCTCCAAGAAAACGCTTTCAGCAACACTCGAAGATCTTTCATCGTGGTGTTTAGAGCAGTTCGAGCTCCAGACCGTAAGTTTCGAAGATGTCCGTGCGATGTTTTCGAATTATGAGGCTGTCAAGACTTCTCCCATCGTCATGAAGCTTCACAGATTGGCCTCATTGGCGATCTCATCGTGCTTTGCCGCCAAAATTGGAGTTGCCGACGCTGTTCAGGATTTTGCCGGCATTTACGACCAGTATGTTTCGCCCATTATTAAGGATTGTGACTTCATCGCACATCTTTTGGACACCCTGCTCTTCATCACGGAGCGCGTTGTTCAGTGTTGGAAAACGAAAAGTCTTTCGCCACTGATTCATTCTGGTAGAAGCTATGCCCAATGGGGGGAAAAAGCCGCCTTGTGTATCGAAAGGGGCACTCTCTTGGCTAATCCCGAGGCTCACGGTTTCACGTATCATGGTTTCCTTCTCGATCTTGAGGAGTGCATTCGTCAGGGCGCTGAGATTCACAAATATTCTAAGGCATGTGACTCCAAGGATGTTGTGAGTGGCACTTTGCTGAAACTTCGTCTTCTCCAGGGTGATGTTCTCACGCGCCAAGCGGCGGGCGAGGCCCGTCGTGCGCCTTTTGCAGTGATGCTTTTTGGTGGTTCAAGTGTTGGCAAATCCAATTTGAGCAAGATTCTTTTCAGCCACTTTGGCAAGATGTTTGGTTTGCCGCCTGCTCAGGCAGGTGTATTCACGCGCTCTGCCGCCGACCAATTTTGGTCAGGGTTTAGAACTTCCCATTGGGGTATCTTGCTTGACGATATTGCTTCCGTGAATCCCAACAAGGGCCAAAATGACCCTTCGTTGACAGACGTTCTGCAGATCGTTAACAATGTCCCCTTCTGCCCCCCTCAAGCGGAGCTTGAACTGAAAGGCAAAACCCCAGTCAGGGCTGAATTCGTCATCGGCACAACCAACACCGCACACTTGAATGCTGATGCGTGGTTCAGTAACTCTGTAGCCGTACGTCGGCGCTTTCCGTGGGCGGTCAAGGTCGGTGTGAAGCCCCAGTATGCAAAAGATGACGCACCCAACATGCTTGACCCTTCGAAGATTCCTCTATCTGAGATTGGCGAGTACATGGACATTTGGAACCTGGAGCTTTTCAAGGTTAACGTCCAGAACACGGATGACAACGGCAACCAGCATGTCGAGATGGTCTCTACAGGTGTCTACACGGACATCTACGAGTTCATCAGAGTTTTCTCGCGTTTGGCCCGTCAATTCCGAGATGAGCAAAATCGTGCTTCACGCGTTTCGCGGGAGTTGGAGCAGATCGCCCTATGTCCCATGTGCGATTTGCCTACCGTGAGATGTGCATGCGACATCGCCATCCAAGCGGGTGACAGTCCCCTTGCTAGTGTCAACATCACCCAACCTCTCTTCACAGAAATCCCTCATGTGGAG